TTGTATGAGAAGTTTCTTGATAACACAGACACCTCACTTGATTTCATTCTAACTGATGGTGAAGGGAACACTTATATCATAACACTTCCAAAAGTTAACTACACTTCCTCAAATCCAGAATTAAGTGGTATCGATACAGATGTGTTGATTGCAATGGAGTACCAAGCCTTAAGAGATGAGACGACAGATTCTACCATCCAGATTGACCGTTTCCCAATTTGATAGATTAAATATGCTTCCAAGATGTCCGGTGCATTATTTTTTCAATTGTTGTGACGTGGACACCGTATTCATCTGCTAATTTCTGATGGGAATATTTGCGAGGTATGTATTTTGATCGTATCTCAAGCACTTGTTTTTCGGTGAGGACAGAGAGAAACACATCTTCGCCTTTTACTTGTCGGCTCGCATTTACTTTGTCATCCATATTATCTTGGTGAGTTCCAATCCGTAAATGTTTTGGATTCACACATAATTTGTTATGACAGGAATGTAATATTGATTTGTTGGACGGGATAGGACCATTGAAAAGTTCATAAGCAACTCTATTGCCTCGCCTATTGACACGCTTACCAGAACTAAAGTCAACTATTTGTGGATATCCATTATCTTTGAAAGTGGAGGCTGTCCAATTCCAACAACCAGACTTTGGGTCTAAGACCCATTTATCGTTGAACCTTTGAAGTAATGTATTCATCTTAATATTATACTACTCATAAATAAAGGTATCAACGGTGATAGAATAAACTTACAAGGATGTTCTAAAGCGCAAGGATGCGTTATAAACAACACAGGAGAACATCTATGACACAAAACAAATTTAACATTGATTATACAGACCGTGATTTAGAAGAGAACGGTGTTTGGGCAGCATACCCACTTATTGAGGGTGCATCTGTAAAGATTGCCCGCCTTTCATCCAAGCCAATACAAAAAGAGTTTTTACTATTGAGTAAAACATATCGTGGTGCTGAGTTTGATGATGACATTATGAATGATGTGATGATGGAATTATTTGCAAAGCACGTGATAAAAGACTGGAAAGGTATTATGAATTTCGGTAAGGAATACGAATGCACACCTGAACACGCTGCTGTATTACTTGAAGAGGTACCGGATTTTGCTTTGTTTATTACTGGACAATGCCAGTCACTGCATTTGTTTAAGCGTGACCAATCCCAAGATAAAGTAGAGGTTGCGAAAGACTTGAAAAAAAAGTCTCGTGGGAAATCAGGTACCGCGAAAAGCTCTACGACCTAATAGCAAAATCTAAAGTAGGACATCCAACCTCAGCGTTAGATGATATGCCGTTTCCCGACCCGTATATTGATTACCTGTTTTCAGCTTTTGTTACTCTGTATAAATCAAAAAATGAGTCTGGTGCAATCCCAATAAGTGAAATCAAAGCTTATTATGAAATGTTTGAAGAAGACATAATTGATAGTAAAAGTGAATTTATGTATTTTATGCAAGAGATGAACGATGTTATGATAATGGATTATCAAGACAGATTGGAACAAGCGCAAGGATAAGGAAAAATGGAAAGAACTCTCTCATTAAATCTCAACTCAGATAACATTAAAAGTGGTCTTGGTCAAGTTGACCGTGCGTTAAAGAAAACTGGTTCAGTTGGTAAAAGATCAGCAGGAACAGTTGTAGATGCATTCAAGAATGTATCCAGATCTGTATTTTCTTTGAAGGGTGCGTTGATTGGTTTGATTGGAGCAGCTGGATTGGGTGCTGTATCTAAATCATTCTTGGATGCTGCTGTTGTTACTGAAGGATTTAAGACAAGATTAACTGTATTACTTGGTAGTGTTGAAGAAGGCAATCAATTATTCCAAGACATGTCACAGTACGCAAGTGAAGTTCCATTTGAGTTTGAAGGAATTATGCAATCAGCAACACAGCTGGCTGGTGTATTGAAAGGTGGTGTTAAAGAGATCGGCAAATGGATGCCGTTGATTGGTGATTTGGCCGCGACATCTGGTTTAAGTATTGAACAAACAACAGACCAAGTAAGCAGAATGTTATCTGCTGGTGCGGGTGCTGCGGATTTGTTTAGAGATAGAGGTATTACAGCAATGTTAGGTTTCCAAGCAGGTGTGAGTGTATCTGCTGATGAAACAAGAAAGAAATTGATGGAAGCTTGGAAGAGTCCAGTATCACAGTTTGCAGGAGCAACTAAATTGCTTGCTTCAAACTGGACTGGTTTGACTTCAATGATGGCTGATAAATGGTTCGCTGTACGAAACATTGTAATGGATGCTGGTATCATGGACTTCATTAAAGCAATTGGTATAACGATTAATCAGTATCTTGGTGATGCACTGGAAACAAGTAAATCACAGGCTAGCTCTTGGGCTAACTTTGTTATTAATGGAATGCGTTCTGTTATGAATGGAGTAGCATTCTTGGTTGATGCAATACATGGAATCAGTGTTGCATTTGATGCTGTTCAGCTTATATTTTCACGGATTGCGACTGGCATTGTCAAAGGAATTTATGCGATTGCTGATGGATGGAGACTGCTTGCTAACTTAATTCCAGGTGTTGACATCGGTCCAATGACCATGTTGGACGATTTGCTTGTCTCAATGGATGGTCGTACTAAACAATTGGCTGCGACACTTGAAACATCACTTGGTGAAGCAATGCCAGGTGATAAGATTAAAGCATTTGCTGACACAGTAGAAGTTAATTTCAAACGCATTCAGGATGCTGCTGCAAAGGTTGTTCCAAAAGCACTAACACCAGATGTACAGGCTGCAACATTTGAGCCACCTAAACAAGAAATGGCAACATTGGCTACTGGTATAGAAACCTTGCAGACATCGTTGCTAACAGAAGAACAAAGAATTTCTGAAAGCTATGAACGCAGACAGTTTATGGTGGAAGACGCTTTCCAGAATGCTATAATTGGTGAACAGTATAAGAACGAGTTGCTGCTTGGATTGGCTACACAACATGAAGTAGCAAAGACTAAATTAGCAGAAGAACAAGAAGCAAAACGAAGAGCTGTGATGGCTGCTGGTTTGGGTGCCGCTGCAGGTATCTTTAGTAATCTTGCTGCGTTGATGCAACGATCAGGTAAGAAACAGAATGCTGCACAGAAGATACTTGCTAAGGCTGGTATTATTGCTTCAACTGCACAAGCAGTTATGAATGCGTTGGCTGTTCCACCATATCCATTAGGTGTGAGTTTGGCGACTGCTGCTGCATTACAAGGAGCAGTACAGTTGAAGAACTTGGGTGCATCAGGTGGTCCTGCTTCCTCTATGGCTCCAGTTAGTTCTGCTCCTTCATTGGCTGCAACACCAATATCAACTGCTGCACAGAATGCTTCGACACAACAAAGCATGGTAGTTAATTTAACAGTGGTTGATCAGTATGGTAATGTACTTGAACGAATCAAACAAGATGTGAATGATCATGGTGAAATGTTAATTGACCCATCTTCACAAAATGGACAATTCTTAATATCGGCAGGAGGATAAGTAATGGCTTTCATTACATACACAGCAAAAGACAGAGGTTTTCTAATCAGTGGTCACTCCGCGTTAAGCTCATACAATCTTGAATTTGAGATTAATGCTTACGATGAGGGAATGAATATAGCAAATGTCACACAAGAGGCTGTTGATGGAACGTCAGAAACATTATTGAGCAATGTTCAATTAAATGTGTCTGCAACTGCTACTTGGTTAACAGATGATGATCGTTTGCAGTTTAGAGAATTTATTAGCTCTATGGCTGCTGGTGAATCATTCTCTTTTGATCCGTATGGGACAGTTGCTGTTCCAAGCTCAACTTTGTATACAGACTGTAGATTAACCTCAAATAGAATTACACCAAACAGAACAACAAGTCCAGGCATCAATCAAAGATTTGATGTATCACTAACATTCATAGCGGCTGAATAATGCAATTAAATACAGGCAACTTTGACCTACTTAATCAATCAAAATCCAAACATCCAGTTTGGGTTGTTGAGATTTCCTTTGACGATACATTCACTGATCGTGTTTACTTAACAAGTGATGCTGATGCAGTAACTCCTGGTGGATACGATGTGATTCACAGTGTAGTTAAATCTATCTCTGGAACATCACAGAAGGTTGATCCAATTAAAGCTATTTCAACAATTGGTAACTTGTCATTTGACTTGGTGGATGTTGGTGAAGATATTACAACATTGTTTCGTGACAAATTGGACCTTGACAAGAGCTTGCGTCGTAAACGCATTAGGGTTTATCTTGGTTTCAAAGCAATGGAAGAGTTTGATCCAGTGTTGGTTTGGGATGACTATGTTATGGTCACCACCCAAACAGTTAATAGTGATGCTTTTACACGAGGGTTGTATCACATCCAGTGTGTGGATATTCAACGCGAACAAAGAAAAGATTTATTCATTCCAAAAATAACTCATCTGCAACAGGACATTAGTGACACAGATACAAGTATTCCAGTGTTGGATACAACAGAATTTGATTTGGTCATTCGTAGTCTGGCGGATAGTGATGCTCCTGGTGCGACAACTGGACACATTAGGATAGATAATGAGATTATTCGTTACACATCTAAAACAAGTACGACGTTTGAGGGTTGTACTCGTGGTGTTCTTGGTTCATCTCCTGCAGTTCATGAAATTGATTCAAGCAAACCAGTTGATAAACGGAAGAAGATTACAGAGTACATTCATTTAGAAGACAATGCAATCAGTTTGGCTTACCAAATCCTTACAGGCAAGCGTTATGGTACGAGCGATGAGCTCCCTGCGCATTGGCATATGGGTATTGATGCTGCATACATTCGTGCTGCTGATTTTGTAAACATTGGTGATGACTGGTGGGATCAAAGTGATGTCACAGCAGGTGTTCGTTTAAGATTTGATGGTTTGAAGAAGACGGGTGGTAAGACTTTCCTTGATAAACAAATTTATCAAGCAATGGGTGCGTATAGTCCAATCTATGCTGATGGTAGCTTAGGGTTGATTCGTACAGTTGTTGTTTTGGAAAATGCCAGTGCTGTTGCTTTAATAGACAAGAGCGTAATCGTTAGTGTTGGAACAATGACACGAAATGAAGAAATGGTTCACAACAACTATGAAATTGAATGGAATTATGACGACATTGGAAAGCAGTATTCCCGCAAACACAATCTTACAGATGACACTTCAATTGGTATCTACGGTAAAGCAGATCCAGTCTCATTAAAATTGAGAGGAATTTACGGTAACCAACATACGAAGGCAACACTTTTGAGCAGGTTTGATTCACTTAGAAGCCGTTATGCATCACCACCGTTAACAATACCTGTTACGTGTTTACCAAGTATGAACATGCTTGAAGTTGGTGATGTTGTTCGTTTGAAATACGACAACGTTCGTGATTATGCTGGCACAGTCAGTCCAATTGATAGATCGTTTGAAGTTCAATCAATGAAAATAAACTGGATGACTGGATTGGTTACATTAGGATTGTTTGGCTCAACATCACAGGCAAGTCCAATCTCTGAAATTGCAGCAGATGTTTCAGTAGCGGATGCTTTTTATTCTTCCGTTGGTACAGAAATTAAAGGTTACTTGGATACAAACTATCCTGGTTCATACACACTGATTGGTGATCACCTAACAATAACAAGTGATGTTGATTTACCTGGTGCGACGAGTATGCATAGTTCAAGTGCAATCTATTACTACATTGGTGATTTGACTATACAGACAGGAGTTACTATGAGTTCAAACTCTGGTGGTAACTGTCAGCTTCGTGTAATGGGATTCTTCCAAAATGATGGTACATTATCAAGTATTGCTGTTGGACATGCTGCATTACCTGTTGTTGTTGCTACAAGCGCAACAGCACCAAGACAAGTAGCAACGACAGGTTTAGTTGGTTATTCATACGGTGGTCCAACGATCAAACGAACATTGTTGACTGCTAATGCTGGACGTGATATTAGATTTGATAAAATAATCTCTGGGATGGTTGTGTATCAAGGAGATTGGGCGCTTGGTGAAACAGTAGCGTCAGTGTTTCCAGAATTAACTTTGAAAGCAACTGCAACGAAAATTGAAGGAATTCCAGATGATTTTCGTGGCGGTGGTGGAACACAAGGTGGACATTTGGATCGTGGTTATCGTTATGGTGATGCCAGACTTGGAATTCGCTCTGGTGGATTAGGTGGTCCTGGTGGAGGTGGATTTGCAATCATCTGTCGTGGATTTGCGTGTGGATCAAATGGTAAGATCGTAACAAACGGTGGGCCAGGAACAGCTGGTGAATCAATTGGTACAGGTAGTGGACATTCAAGAACACTTCACGCTGGTCGTGGTGGTGGAGGAACGGCTGGTGCGGTTGGTATTTTCCTTGACGGATCGTTGAGTACGATTGGTACAATTAATTTAGAAGCTGAATATGGAGACATGTCTGTTCCATCTGGATTGAATGCAATGACTTCCAGTTACCTTGAAACTTCATCGTTAACAGATCCAGTGTATGGTTATCACAGAGACATTCCTGGATTAAGTTTAGAAGCGTTGAAGGTACAATACATTCCAGATGCTGAAGAGGCAGTAATTGATACTCCTACTTTTGCTGATTATGCTCCTTCATTTACAGCAACGTTGGTAACAGATTCACCGAAGACTGCTAATGCAGTGTTTAGTTCAATTGAAATAGATGTAGTTCCACCAAGTGATACTAACTATTCACATTCAATGGTTTACTATAAAAAGGTAGCAAATCCTGATTGGGAGCTTGGTGGTGTAGCAGATGATTCGTTTGTTATTTCATCGCTTGCTGCTAATGGTGCTACATATGATGTACAGATTCGTTCTGTATCCGTTAGTGGTGTGGAAAGTCCTGCTGGATTACGAACAACAGTATTGTTGAACAGCATTATTGAAGATCCATTGGAAGTAATATACGCTCCACCAGTTACTGGTTTGGAATTATTTGATAAAGGTGAAGGTCAAGGTAACGACACAGATTTTGTTGGACGAGAAATTAAGATAAGATGGAATCGCAGTTCGCTTGACCAAAGTTATGAATTAGGATCAGAGGAAGGTAACCTTGGAGCGGATGCAGGATCAGATTCTTACTACTTCCAAGATTTTGCAATTGAAGTGTATAATGTAAATACAGATGAACTTGTCCGTACAGAGTATGTTAAGGACAATCAGTTCTTGTACACTTACGAAAAGAATGCATTGGACAACGGGGGGACTGCACAACGAAGTATTAGATTTGAGTTGTATCAAAGAACGCGACAGAACCAAAGAAGTGCAAGAGCTGCTAAACTAACTGTAACTAATCCAGCACCTGGCGCACCAACAGACATAAGTTTGAATGGTGGTGATAGATTCTTGGACTTGTCATTTACAGCACCAACAGATTTGGATTATCAATCGTGTAATATTTACTTGGGGACAACATCGGGGTTCACTCCTAATGCTGCTTCTTTGGTAACAACACTGCGTGCTGCTGACGACTTGATAATAGCAAAAGATGGATCTGGTGCACAGCTGTTATCTAACACAGAATATTTTGTCAAGCTGGAAACAGTTGATGCCTTTGCTGAAACAGGAACAGTTACTGCTTCATTATCTGCTACAACATCAGTTACAGTTACGGTGCCTGCTGAATACCGTTATGAAGGTTTAGACTTTCAGGCTAATGATCCTTCCACAAATCAGGTAAGTTGGACTGCTGGCACAGCAATCAATAAGGACACAGGTGGTTCTTGGACAATCAATTCGGGTAGTGCGACTTGGACGTCTGGTATCTTGTACTTGTACAATGTTCCAACAAGCAGCAGTATTTTGACAACTACGAGTGTTGCCACAGCAATTACTGGAACCATCCTTGCAAGTTATAGAGGTGGAACCGCTCTTCAATCTGGTGACGATGGTGGGGCATACATAGATGGTGGACAAGTGTTGGCACAAACTGTTGCTGCAACTCAAATGGCTGCAAATAGCATTACTGCTGCAAATGGTGCGATAGCAAATTTGGCTGTTGTGGAAGCGAAGATTAACACAGCTGCTGTTACAACTGCAAAGATTGATAATCTTGCGGTTACCGAAGGAAAAATAGATAGCCTTGCAGTTACGAATGCAAAGATTGGCTCTGCTGCAATTACCGAAGCAAAGATTGACAGCCTTGCTGTATCAACAATTAAAATACAAGACCAAGCAGTAACGTTTCCTGGATCTGCTTATACTTCTGGTTCACAAACATTAAGTATTCCAACAGGTGGCGCAGGTAGTAATGTAACTACAACAGTACAAACAATTACCTTCACAGCATCAGGTAGTGCACCTGTTCATGTAAACGCATCTATTAAAATTGGTGGTACTTGCATTGGTGGCTCAGGTGATGGTGATGATGTGACAATGTATTTTGATGTAGAGATTTACCGTGATACTACACTTCTTCATGGCTATGCTGATTTATATGAGCTATACGGAACTGACACGTTTGATGGACCTCACGCACCTACTGCTGGATCAAAAGATTACGCAGTTACGATTGCTGACTCGCCAACATCAGGTTCACATGATTATACTATCAAGGTGAAAATTACACGAGAGTGGGCTTGGGGAACACTGACAGCGTATGCAGAACATGCCAGCATCTTGCTGTTGGAGGCAAAGAAATGAACAAGTTTATTATTTACTCTCAGACTAACGGAAAGATTATCCGTGTGGTTATCTGTCCAGAAGACAGCATTGATATGAATGTGACGGAAGGTGAAGCGTACTTGGTTGGTGATGGGAATGATGCTACTCATTATGTTGATCTTGATACGCACACATTGTTTCCAAAAAAGATAATAGATCCAACAGTTAGCATTACTGGACTGACAGCAATGATTACAAATCTGCCTATACCTTGTACTGCTGTGATTGAATGGATTGAATATGATATAACAGATGGAGAGATTGATGTTGAGTTTAACTTTGCTGGAAAATATTCTGTGGAGATAACAGCAGAAAACTGCATAAAATACAGTGTTGAGGTTACAGTACAATGAAAATAAAACACAACAGCGATTACAGAGAAAAACGAAAGAATGAGTATCCTTCAATTGAAGAACAGCTTGATGCTATTTGGAAAGGTGGGACAGAAATGGAGAAGATGAAAAATCTTATTATATCCATCAAGAATAAATACAGGAAGGAGAAATAAATGGCTTTTTATAACACAGGAACAGTATCTGTTGTCAACGGTTCCGCAAACATTGTTGGATCAGGAACACTATGGTCAACTGAACTATCAGTTGGTGATCTATTCACTGTAATAGATGATGGTGTGTCTTATCAAATTACAGTTGTTACTGATGACACAAACATTTCATTATCTGCTGTGTATGGAGGAACAACTGCAAGTGGAAAATCTTATTCGGTTGTTCGTGACTTCACTTTGAATTATGATCTTCCGTTGCTTGAAAAGAATCAATTGGAAACAGCTACATCAGTATCCAGAGCATTAGCTTTGATTGATGAAGCATTATGGGCAGTTGAGGCAGCAGGTGGTGGTACATCCACTCTTGCAGGTTTGACTGATACATCTATTACTTCACCTGCAAGTGGACAGACATTACAATGGAATGGAGTGGATTGGGTTAATGTTACAGCATCAGATGGAACGACTGTTAGCAACATTGGTACAGGTGGTGTAGGAATTTACAAACAAATCACTGGTGTGGACATTGAGTTAAAGAAAATCAATGCGGGTTCCAGTAAAGTAACGATTACTGATGATACAATCAACGATGAAGTTGATATTGACATTGTTGAAGCGAACATTGACCACGATGCGTTGTTGAACTTTGCTGCTAACGAACATTTCACACAGGCTGCCATTAGCATTACTGAATCCCAGGTTGGTGATTTACAAAGTTATTTGTTGGATATAACGGGTGAAGCTGTTGGGGATTTGAGTGATGTAACAAATACAACTCCTGCGGACAAACACGTGTTGGTGTTTGATGGAGTGACTGATAACAAGTATGAAAACAGATTGTTGGTTGAAGATGACATTAGTGATTTGGGAACATACTTAACTGATATCACAGGTGAATCAATTAAAGATTTAAGTGATGTGTTTAGCACGATGACTCCAACTGATGGACAGGTGTTAACTTTTGATACGACAAATGGATGGCAGTCTGAAACATTAGTTGTTGGTACAGTTTCACCACTTACTACTAAAGGTGACTTGTATTGTTTTAGTACAGTAGATGATAGATTGCCTGTGGGAACTGATGATTATGTTTTGACGGCTGACAGTACAACAGGAACTGGTTTGACTTGGAAAGCAACAGCAAATGTCCTGGGTTATCATTATAGTGGAACGATTACAGTACCTCCAACTGGTACTGGTGAAGATACTTTGGTTATTGGTGACAGCGCTACTGCGGGCGTTTCAATTGGTGCAATAGCTATTGGTAATACTGCTGATTGTAGTGGCAGCGGTGGTGTGTCGGTGGGAACAAGTTCAAGAGCCTCCACTGTTGGTGTGGCTGTTGGAAATCAAGCCAATGCTTCTTCAGGTGGGGAAAATACTGCGTCAATTGCAATAGGTAGTGCTGCGAATGTTACTCTTGATAGTGATTATGGAATCGCGATCGGAAAGAGTCCAACAGTCTCTGTAGATTATGCTATTGCCTTGGGATATGTTGTAAACAACAGTGTTGCAAATTCGTTTAGGGTTGGATACGATGGCTCTGCAAAAAACATTATGCATCTTAAAGATTCAGGCACATTAACTCTTGAAGGTGCAAAAGCACAATACGTTCAACCGAACTATACAACTGCTGGATTACCTGTTGGTGTATTAGGTGGGACAGTTTACGATACCACCACAAATGAAATTAAAGTTTACACAGGTTCAAGTTGGGATGCGATAGG